CGAAGCCGTTGTATTTCAGAGGGGATTAGATCAGTTTTCCCTGGATCTGTTACAGGGTTCTACAGCCCCGATGAAGTTGAAAACTTTGAAAGCCCGACCACCAAGCCTAGCCAAGTAAAAGAAAAGGTGATGGGATCGGTTATTCCTAATGTTGTGGAGATTTCAGCTATTCCTGAGGATTTGCAAGATATTGCCATTCCTATGTATGTGCCAGGTCAGGAAGAACCTTACGCTAAATACATCACTCGTGATGACTGGATCGAAGGTTTTGCAGAAATTCACGCCAAGATTCACGAATCACCAAAATTTACGGCTGAGGAAAAGTTTGAAAAGATCAAAAAGTTCAGGGAAGTAAATGAAGAGTATACGAAGTCTTTTGACGGGAATACAACAGCAAAGTTTTTATCAAAGCTCCAAGCAATTAGAAAGGAAATCCACAATGGCTAATGGACATATCGCTCAGATGGGCAAAGGCGTGTTATTTCAAAACGAGAAAAAACACGAGAGATCACCAGACTGGAAAGGCACTCTATTGCTTTCTGAGGACTATAAAGCAGGTCAAACACTCAAGATTGCAGGGTGGACTAAGCAAACGCCTAAAGGCAGCTTAATTAGCCTATCTGAAGATAACTGGAAACCTGAGGGTGGCACATATCCTAAGGAGGTCAATCGTGTTCAAGATGGCGATGTGCCTTTTTAGTTTGATGCTCATGATTAGTAACAGCTACGCTTACCAAAAGTGCGGTCTTGACGGCAGTGGAGAAATTTGTTGCTGGGATACCGAAATTGATGGACCTTTTGGACCGCCAGGCTGCTAATGGTCATTTTGTATCTACCATATCCACCATCTATTAACAATTATTGGATTGCAAGCGGTAAACGCAGGTTTATCAGCCAACGGGGAAGGCAATTCAAGGAAGATGTTGCTGAATATGTTGTTGAATGGAGAGTGCCTAAATTTGGTGATAAACCAGTTTGGGTGGACATCATTCTTAGACCAGCAACGAAACGCTTAATGGATGTGGATAACTGCATAAAACCGATATTGGATGCCTTGCAAGATGCGGGAGTGTTTGACGATGATGTACAAGTCCAATGGGTTCGTATTGAGAGAGGTATTCCGAAAAAGGGTGGTGCGTGCGTAGTGATGGTAGGCACGATGGAGGAATACACCAGCTCAGAGGGAATCTAGCGTGAATTAGCTAGGTAGTTAGGGGTTGCGCCAGCCAACTTTCTGGGTAGCTGGCACTTATTAAAGGGATAACATGAATACACCATACAACACAGGCAAAGTAGAGATTGGTAAGTATTACCAAAAAGACAGCAGACCTTACATGGATGCTGATGCCATAGTGCTGCAAACCGCTTTAATTGATTGCGATGCTTACCGAAAACGCTATTTGTCAGAGGTGATGTATGTGTTTTTGGTTGTCATGACTTTATTTAGCTATTTTTTGTTTTCATGACTGATCCGTTTTACAACGATTTAGCCAGGGGTTTTGAAGTTGAGGATAAGGTTTTAAACCAGATTCGTCAAAGATACCCTTCTGCAAGCCTAATACACAAGTACAAGGGTTACGATATTTGGATTCCTGAGATTCATAAGTCTATGGAAGTTAAATACGATCCTATGAGCAATGTCACGGGTAATATCGTTGTTGAAATTGAGATGTATGGCAAAAGATCTGCTTTAATGGCAACTACGGCTGATTATTGGGCTTTTTATGATGACCACATCATTCAAGTGATGAAGCCAATGGATATTGTGCATTGTATTTTTACCAATAAATTGCAGTATGTTGAGTTTACGGGTAACGGTGACACAGTGTCTAAAAAGGCGTTTTTAGTACCTAAAGACTTGTTGTTTGCTTATGGTAAACAGCTTATTGAATATTGATGCAGTGCAACAAATTAACTTTTTTTGGGGATGGCAATGGCTAAATTATTTGTAGCTACACCGATGTATGGCGGGCAGTGTGCTGGTTATTACACACAATCCATTATGGAATTGAACATAACCTTGCAAAAGGCAGGGATTGAAGCTGCGTACAGTTTCATGTTTAACGAGAGCTTGATAACTAGGGCAAGGAACGCTTTAACTAAGGGCTTTCTCAAAAGCGATGCAACACATCTAATGTTTATTGATAGCGATATTAAATTTAGATCCAGTGATGTTCTTGCCATGCTAGGGGCTGATAAGGATGTGATTTGCGGTATCTACCCTAAAAAAGAAATCAACTGGAATACGGTTAAGCAAGCGATGGATGCTGGAGTACCCAATGACCAGTTAAAAGCCTATACAGGCAGTTTTGTAGTGAACTTGGTGGATTACAAGGGCGAGGTAACTGTGCCTATTGGTGAACCAGTGGAGATCTTCAATGGTGGCACTGGTTTTATGATGATTAAGCGAGAAGTCTTTGAGCAGTTAGCAGACAAAGTGCCAATGTATTACAACGATGTAGCTGATTTAGGTGGTCAGTTAGGTGTAAGGGATGAAGTCAAAGAATACTTTGCAACTTCAATTGAACCTGAAACTGGCAGATTACTTTCTGAGGATTACCACTTCTGCCATATTTGGCGCAAGAGTGGCGGTCAAGTCTTTGCTGCTCCCTGGTGTCAGCTCGCTCATATAGGCAGTTACGCATTTGAGGGGCAACTGATTCCCGCTCCATGATGATGCGGGTTCACCTAGTACCCAATGAATCACCGTTTGGATTTCCTTGCGGTTTTCTTGGCTTTGCGAAAGGCTTTATCTGTGGGAGCGCCTTTTGAACCAGGCGTTCTCATTTTCTCGCCCGATCCTTTACGGATACGCTCACGCTTTTTATGGATATTGGCATAAAGTCCTGGCTTCATCTGCACCCCCATCTTCTTCTGGCAGCTTTTCCTCTTTCACCCTTCCAATGTTTAGACCTGGCACAAAATGAGCGATGCCGACTGCCTGATTTTTGGGGTGCTTTTAGTTTTGATCCTGTGGCTTTGTTATATTTTCTACGCCCTTTCGCAGTCAGACCGCCACCCTTAGAAACGGATAGCTTTTCACCTCTGCCTACGGAAAGATTGACATTAGCCACGAGTAGCCTTTCTCTTGACCTTAAGATTATTGCGTTTTACCGCTTTTTTCTGGGTCAAACCTCCACCTACGCCCATCCGTCTTTCGGCAGCGCTTGTAGTGTTGGTAGGGTAGTTTCCTTTAGCCATTCTTAACCATATTTAAAGCGTTTTTTTCCACTTCGTCAACTCTATTTAACCACCCTTTTAGAAAGGCTGGCTTGTTCAATCCTTCGTAAAAAGCTCTTTTGGCAGCAGAGAATTTTGGAATAAGGTCCAAGGCATTTTGTTGCTGTAAAAGGGCTTGAGTAACAGATCCCAATACTCCATCTGGATCTGCTCCAATTGCTTGTTGTAAGCACTTAATTGATCTGCGAACTCCTGCGTTAACACCAAAGTCGAAAACCACATAATCAACACCTCTTTGAAAAGAATCGCATCCTGCGGTATTCCAGTAACGATCCTTGTAAAAAGGCTTAACCATTGTCTGTGTAAGCGCTTTCATTTCATCAATCGTGACTGTTCGACCTAAATAATCTTCCCAGGCTGCTTTGGTTACTCCCCAGTTTGTAACACCCCCGCTATCACGAGGGTCATTAACGAATCCTCCTTCGGACTTCATTAAGTATTGGAACGCTTCATCATAAGTTTGTTGCATTTTGTACCTACTTGGCATTTAAGCTGATCTGTTGATTCACCCAGTCTTGCAAGGTGATTAGTTTTGCGGTTTCGGCTGCACACTGTTCGGCAACAGCCACGCTGTCGAGGGTTTTTCCATTAACTGTGAGGGTGGCGTTGGGAACGCTGGACACTGCACCGCTACGGGAGTTGAGCATCCCAGTATAGAAAGTGTGAATATTGCTAATCCGAGCTTCGTAAGTTTGTTTGAGATTGTCATTGATTATTTCCTGTTCTTTCTGTTTTGCTGCGTTCTCTGCAATCTGTTTTTCTCCTGCAATCTGGACTTCCTGTCGGTATTCCACAAAACGCAAATGCTCAAGATAAAAGCCAGCACCAAACCCACCAAGTACGAGAGCAAGATAAATGTAAATTTGTCCACTTAGACCGCCTATTAGTTTGAATATAAAGTTCATTGAGGTTCAGTATCTTTCTTAGCCCAAATCGCTGCGCCATGTGCGCCACTAATGATGCCTAGGGCTTGCGCTAACTCCATAATATTTACTTGTTTTTCCAAAATTTCATACACCGAAACACAAAGTACGATACCAAGACCGACAATCCAAGAAACCCTACCAAGGTCGAGAGTAGCATTATCCTTTCCTGTCAGCAGTTGTTTTAGCCAGTTTTCCATTGCGCTTGTACTCCAAATAATCTCTCCCCTCCTCTGGTGTCCAGAAAACCTTAATCATGTCTGGATTAGTGTCCTCTAATTCTGGGTCAATTACTGTGACAGCACAAGGACTAATCATCTGATCTCGGAAACCCTTTTCCTGGGCGTACCTGTCCATCATTTTATAACTTCCTACCTGAAGTGCGTGGCAGATTCTTCCAGAAATACTATCCTTAATAACGCCATATCCAGAAATGTGCTTGTGTCCAGCAACAGAAATATGATCTCGACTGCCCATTTGAATGGCTTTCATTACGCCATGAGCAGTATTCCATTGAGAATGACCTGAAAAATCGTGCCTAGAATTGACGATCACTTCTCTGCCATTAGGGAAAACCAGAGCAAACCTCGCTTCACTAGCAGAATGAATGTAGGTTTGTCCTCTTGCTATCCAGTTAATAGGATCGCCAGAACCGCTCCAGAGATCATGATTTCCTCCGATGATGACTAACCAAGGGCAACGCTTAATAAACCATTCTGCGAGCATCCAAGCCTGTTTAGCAGTCGTTCCTTGTGTGGCATACAACCTGGCTAATCTGCCTACCCAGTTGTTTGTCGTATCACCCACATTGGCTGCAAACATGGCAGGGGTATCACGGCAAATATCGGTATGGGCTTTTAGGGATTCTAAGTCTGTTCCGTCATCATCAACATGGGGATCGCCAAACCATAGAATACCGACTGGACCTTTCGTTTTGACCTTAACCTTGATGCAACGCCTAGCATCATTGGCTTCTTTTTTCTTAGTAAACTGCTTAATGCGGTGTTCTACCAGTTCATCTACATCAATATCCTCATCAGGAAGAATATCGGTTTCGAGCATGGGATGAATGTTGATAGATTTGTCAACTTTATACTTTCTGTTGCGTTCTTCTGCGCTAAATAATCCTGCTTCAACAGCTTTGCTTAGGCGGTGATGTAGGGTTTGTGGCGGTATTCCGAGTGATGCTGCTGCGCTTTTGACAGTAGGATATTGTTTTACAGCATCTACCGCTTGCTCCATGATTTCAGTGCTGAGAGGTTTTGTTGACATAGTTACCTTAGTTTTAGCGCCCAATAACAAGCAGCTTCGCTTTCACACCAGGGCTTTGAGGGAGTAATCATGCGAAAACCGCAAGCAATCAGATTGTTTGCTGATGCAGGGTTATCGTTAGTATCGGTAATCAGCCAGTTATAACCGAGTTCTCTGGCTTTGCGTATGCGGGTTTTAATGAGTTTGCGTTGTAACCCATGCCCACGATAGGCTTCACGGATTCCAGCACGGCAAAAGTATCCTGTGTCTTGCCACTGCTTAGATGGCACTAAACCGCAATATCCTGCGGGTTCGTAATCTACATAGAGAATCCACCAGTGACCTTTGGTGACATCGTAAACCGTATCGGAGGGGAGCGTTTCCAACTGCATATCTTTAAGCAGTGAACGGATTGCTAATTTTGTGGTATTCGCCTTGCGGATACGACTTTCAAGCACGCTAATCCCCTTGTGCGGTTATTATCCCCTTGAAATGTAAAGCTATATTATTACAAAAGTGTGACTAGCGCTTACTTTTTCTTTTGGTTTTTCTAGCGGTAGAAAGAGCAGCAGCGACAGCTTGCTTTTGTGGATAACCTTCCCGCATCATCTTGCTGATGTTACGGGATACGGTTTTCTTAGATGATCCTTTTGCCAACGGCATTACAGACCTTCTCCTGGTGTGATGTAAACAGAAGCGTTAGCAGCATCACCAATTACTCTTGCATAAACACTACCTGTAGGGCTAACTTGTGGACCAGTAATTACTTTGTAAGAATAAGGTGGCAAAGAAATCACATAAACAGGACCGTTATCAGGCAACGCTACATTGAAAGTGTTGGTAGGGTTGATCCAAACATAAACAGCATTATTGACATCAGCGTTAGAAATAAAATACTGGTTAACAGGGCTGTCTGAGGTGATGGTATATACATTAGACTGCGTGTTTGCAGCACCAGTAACGGCTACTTTTACCGTTTTTCCCATCGGTTGAAAAGCGATATTGTTTGCCATTAGAAAATACTCTTTTTACCAGCGTTGCCAGGTTTAGTAGTAGCGGAATCTTTAGTGTTGCGGTTGCCGTCAAAGTTCCAAACTGAAACATATCCTGAAGGCATCTTGCCACCAAAAGTAGTGTTTAGACCATTGATAGATCCGTCACGGGGCAACTGTGGGCGTGTAGATTTAGCAATTTGCTGGTTCACATCAGCTGGTCTTTTATACGGGCTGTTGTGACTGCTGCCCTCATTCTTGGGTTTTAAGCTCATTTTTAGTCCTTTCCTTCGTATTAACGACAAGATAACTGAATACGACAAATATTGCTAGTGTTACCACTCGCTCCCACATGGGATTCCACATTGTCCACCCGCACATCACGCTCGATGCTAAGAGCGCCAAAATTGTGATTGAACGGTCTGTAATGACCGCCAAAGCTAGGCGTACCAAGGCTACTGCATCCATTCTTATCCCCTTTAAATCTAAAAATCATAGTATAACCCTACTCATCATTATCGTCAGTATTCATGAAGCCCGATCCCCACTCATCATCTGAGATCTTTTGTTTGAGCTTTTCAATATTGACCATACGATCAATGACCTTACACTTGTCAGTTAATGACGCTGTGTCATCAGCCATAACTTGTTTTAGGAGCAGCTCTACAGCGCTCTCTAGTTCAGGGTTTAGTCCTTTTTGTTTCTTACTCATCTTTGTCTTGGACTAATAACTTCTTCAATTGCTGGCACTGTGCCTAATGCTTCACCGAGCTTTTGAGCAGTGCTTCCTCTTTGTGCAGATCTTTGCGCTGCACGAGCATAACGGGTACGCAGTGGGGTAGCTAAACCACGAATAGCTGTGGATAGTGGACCATGTGTTCTAGTGGTCTTTTCTACCAGTTCAGGTATATCGCCACCAGCAGATTCCCACCTTGCACGCAGACCAAGCTCACGACCTAGCTCACCGTAAGTATCAATATCTTGTGGATTTCTGCGTAGGGTGTTTTTATCTCCTACAACGCCACCAAGACGCTCTAAGCTGACATTACCTTGTTTAATTCCATCAGAGTTGTATAAGTCCTCTAAAATGATTGTGTTGCGATACTGAGGTCGGATACGCTCTAAAGTCGCTTTCATAGCTGGGTTAGCGCTTTCAACAGCTCTATCCAATACATCCACTAATTCATAGATCTCGTGCGCTTTGCCACGACTACCAGCAGACCTAGCTGATTGTGTCAACGCATTACGCAGACGCTGGATGTCATCACCTTTAACTTTGCCAGTAGCAATATTTTCGAGAATAGATTGTGCAGCTCCCTTAACAGCAGGAACGCCAGCAAAACCTAAATCTTGTTCTCTAGCAAGAATGTTCTCAAGAGTGGGTTCTACAGAAGGATCAATTTTAAATTCTTTGCCCTTGTAAACATTATCAAACTCTCTACCTAAAGCCTTGATTCTGCCTTTAATAAAATCGCCAGTAACTTCATCAGCTTGTACACCAGTACCTTTAGATACAAGGCGATTAGCAAGTAATTGGTTTTCTTTTGAATAAAAAGCTGCGCCTTTTTCAGACACTGGAGCATCGGCACGCACTTGAGATGGGGATAATTTAAAACCTAATTTCTCAGCCACGCCAGCAATACGCTCGCCTTCTTTGGTTGTGCTACCTACCATTTTTCCCACGCCACGATAAGCAGCGGGGGCAAGCATACCAACACTAGCAAGAACTTCGCCTGTCTTTTGCATGGCTTCAGTACCACGCACGGGTTCTAATGCTGTGCCTTTAAGACCCTTACGGATTTCAGGTGCGGTAGGTAATGCTTGTCCTGAACCACCTAATTTTTCACCTTTACCGCTGGTTGTAAAAAACTCTTCAATCTCTCCAGGTGCGCCAGCTAACTCAGTACCAGCACCATAAACTAGACCACCCATTTGTTGTGCAAATGATGGGCTACCAGGACCTTTAGCAATAGACTTTCCTGGTCTGCTCTCGTATGGGTTTACAAACTCTGTTGTTCCAGAAGGTTTGGAAGTAGATCCATCAAAAGGGTTTACAAATCCGTCAGCCATAATTAACCCCCGTAAAGTTCTTTATATTTAGCTTTTAGCTGATCTGTAGTCATATTTGGATTAGCAGCGCCAGCCTTTTGTAAGAACTCTTCAAGGGTTGGAGCTTGCGGTAAAACCATAGATTGAGCTGCTTGAGCAATTGTTGGTACACCCTTACCACCAGACGCAGTAACAACATCTTGTACAGTAAACGGTACAACTTGATTGATGCTATCTGTCAATTGTTGCATCTGCTGCTTCTCTGCATCGTTAGCGCCTGGGTGTGCTTTGTAAGCATTGTTAAGAATTGCCAATTCTTGTTTAGCTCTAGCCAAGAATGTAGCTTGTGCAAGTGGCGTATCACCACTTCTTGCAACTTGCTCTTTATAGGCTTGAACCGCAGCTTTTGCACCGCTGTTAGCGTAACCACCACCAAGCGCTCTAGCCATGTTCATATCAAATCCGCTAATCAACTGTTGGAATTGGCGAGATTCTTCATCAGTGATATTACGAGCAAATGTATTAGACAGAGATGACAGGAGGGTATCGCCACCCTGACCAGTCATACCCGCAAATGTACCTAATACAGTACCTGATGGCATCCGTGCAATATTTAACAAGTCTGCACCAGCTTGTTGCGCTGCTTCTAAAATATTGAAAGCGTAACGACCATTTAGACCACCAGCACCTCCTTTACCACTTAAACTGGTTCTAGCAGCAGTTTCAATAATCTTAGTCTGTAAGGCAGTATTTGCTTTAGCAATATCTACCGCTACATCTGCACGACCTGATTCAATTAAAGATTTAATAACGCCTGGGTTTTTAGCTGCAATTTCAGCAGCCTTTGCCATCGCAGCTTCTTTATCAGTAGCGCTTAATTTTTGATATACCTCTAAATCTTTAAGCAAAGCATCGTTGTGTGCTTTTAAACTTTGTAATTCTTTATCAAAAATAGCTTGTTCTTTAGCGAACAAGTCTTTACGACCTTGTTGATAACCTTTAAGCATACCGCCCATAGCGTTCATAGCGTTCAAACCAGATAGCTTTCCTGAACCACCTAAAGCCACGCCCATAGTAGCAATCATGCTAAATACAGCGCCAATATCAAAAGCATTTTCTTGAGAAGGTTTGAAGTCAGGAATCTCTTTCATCTGAGATTTAACTTCTTCGTACTTCGCTTTATCTTTGGCAGAAATATCTTCTAGGGCTTTACGCTTTTCCCCAAACTCTGCTTCTGCTTTTGCAGTTTCAGCGCCTACCTTAGCTTCTACGGCTTTTTCTCCAGCAGCTTTTTGTGCTTTTAAAAATGGGTATTTAGCAATGGTTGATCCTAATGGATCTGTAGTTTCTGGTACTGCGGTTTGTGTATCAGCCATTATGCAGTCCTTACCGTTATGCTAGGTGCGCCACCACCTGCCACCATTTGAGCAAGGGTAGTGTAGAAATTCGTTGTAGCAGTATTAAGCTGTTGATCCAATTGCATACCAGTCTTAATAGCTCCAAGGCTAATATTGTCACCAATCTGCATCACATTCAATCCATAGGTGTATTGATTATTTAATAAAGTCTGATAAACATTAGCTAATTGATTAGCAGCTTGCTGTGCGCCTACGCCACCACGATTAGCCTGTGATTGTGCTAATTGCGCTTTTGCTGCGTTGTAGGCTTGTTGGCTGGCTGGAGATAGAGTTCCTGACTGTGCTTGTGCAATTAACTGTTGACCTTGTTGTTGATAAGGCTGGGCAATTGCTTGTTCTTGACCTGTTACGGCAGCGCCTTGTTGTGCAGTCTTACGGGCTTGTCCAGCACCAAATACGCCTAATCCTGTAGCTAAACCTAATCTCAATAAATTGTTAGGATCAGTTAGTGCTGTTCCTAATTTATCCGTAAATGAAGGAGGTTGTTTAGTAGCGCCAGTATCTACTGTGGGTGCTGTAGGTGCAGCTGCGACTAATTGCCCTGGGGTTTGATTGTATGTTTGACCTTCAGGTGTAAATACGGTTTGTACCCCCGTAGGTCTTTGACCGCCTGGATACAAAGTCGTATCGGTATATGGATTTTGAGGTGTTGCTGCAAAATCCTCTTGCCGTTGTGTTTCTGCAAAAGTTTGTTGCTGAGGGGTTAAGACATTGTATCCGCCAGCTTGCAATTGTTCTGTAGTTGCAGGAGCTTGAGCTGCTTGTTCTGGAGCAGGGGTGTAACCTAATTCTTGGTAAGTAGGACCAACGGCTTCTCCGTCATCAAACTCTAATAAACCAGTATCAGGGTTTCTACTACCTCTACCACCACGCTTTTTTAATAAAGCAGCTTCTTTAGGAGTAATGTGAGCAAGAACGGAATCTTTACCACGACCTTTAGACCGTAGCAATTCTGCCAACGCTGGCAAATCCATTTTCAATGATTCCATCAATACCCTACTCATACTGTACTCCCGCCTTCTTGATCTGGATTTCGTAATGATGCCTGATTCCATACATTTCGGGTAGCCCCGCCACCTTCTGTGGTTTGTACTGGACCGCCTGGATCAGCAGATACGCCTAAAGCTGAACCTAATACCGTGCTACCAGCAGCGCCTGGGGCTGTACCTTGTCCTGTAGATGCCACTGAGGTTGGACCGCCAGGAGGAGGACCTCCGACTTGAGAAGATGGGGTTGGCTGTGTGCCAAATAAATTAGAGTAATTTAAACCTGTGCCGATGGCACTTCCAAGCAATGCTCTTTCTGAGCTTGTAGCACCAGTAGCGTCAGATGCTAGGCTAGTCAATGCGCCTGTAGCACCACCCAATTCAGCAGCTTTAGTAGCTTGAGATAAATTTTGTCCAGCTAGTTCAGCACGGGTAAATCCTGATGAAGCTCCACTAGCAGCGCCTTTCAGGGCATTAGATGCAGTAGATCCTAGATCCGTTGTACCTTCGCCAACAGCGCCTCCCACTTCAGATCCAACAGCGCCCGCAGCAGCGCCTTCAGCACCAGCAGCTAAAACACCATCAAGATTTTTACCTTGCACGGCAGCATTTACGGCAGATGTAGCGCCACTAATTGCAGCAGATCCTACGGCAGCAACGGTGGCTTCAGATGCGCCTTCAACGCCTACTGATTCAATGATAGCTGCTCCGACTTCAGGTCCAGCCACAACAGATGCAGCAACTGCTACAACTGCGGTGACTACTGGTGCTATTGATGCGACTGATCCGCCCATTAGAATCTTCCTTCCTTAACTAGTTCTTCTGTTAACTTCCCCGCTGTTATTCCTTGCGCTAATAACTGATAATCAATTCCGCCTGGCTTAACCATTTCTGGTGTAATCAATTGTGCTTTGATAGCATTTTGAATAGCCAATTGATACATTTGTGGGTTTTTTAATCCTGCTTGTGCAAATTTACCCGCTTGAATTACAGTTTGTGGATCTACTTTTGCGGTCTTCAAAACTTGCAACAAACGCTCTTTAGCCTTTGTAACATCATCAGGATATTTCTTTTTTCCCTGTGTTTTCAATAGGTTAACGACATCTGCATTGATAGGAGCAGTTGTCGGATTTTCGATTTTTTTTGGGGCGGGGGAAAGATTATTCATAGTCTATTGAATGAGGTTGAGGGCAGACGCAATTTCTTGATGAATCGTCAAGTGCGTACCGATCCAATCATAAAAATCGTTCTCGTTATTAAAGTTTACATCGAGCATATTGAACGGATTATTTAATCCTAATAGCTTGGCAAACGCCTGATGTTCGACCTGATGGGCAAGTAACCAGTCATCCAAATTGTCCGTATTAGCGTCTGTAATAGGGAAAATAGGCACTGAAATGCCTTGTCTTTGGAGGGTTTGCTGAAATAACTTATGCTGTAGCCCATTTTCAAACAAAAACTCTCCTAGAGATTCAACATCCCCGAATTTAACGATGGAGAGCGTATTAAAGTCCATTACTTGTCCATCTTTGTGTCAAGTTTGTCCATGATGCGGTTAAACATCCCTTTAATCTCGGCAATATCAATTCTGTAATCATCTTTGCGAACATAATTCTCAGAAACATCTCTTTCCAAGTCTTGTTGCATCTCTTGTACAAGTTTGATTTCAGACCAAACCACACGCAAGATCCAGCCACCAAAAGCGCCAGCAAGTCCAAAACAAATATTAAGTAGGGTTTGAGTTTCCATTGTCACACCGCATAATATGGCACTTTTACCACTGTGCCGTTAAGGTCAAATTGAAAAAATCCAGCGGGAACGAGCAATAAGCTGGAGGTTGCATAAGTGGCGTTACCCGCAGTGGTAGCGGTATGGTTTGTTGTTTGCACATTAACCGTACCACCAGTAATGACTGCGTTTCCAGTAATGACTGTAGGAATTGTGACGCTGTTGTTTGAGTTTACGGTAAGAGCATCGGTAGCTCCGTTATTGACAACAATATGGACTGCATTAGCTGACAAAGTGCCTAGAGTTAAATCTGAATTTGAAGATTGCAGATAAACAGCGTTAGGCAAATTCATTGAACCAGATCCAGCAAATGTGGAGCTGTTCATGCCATAGTCACCGTAGAAAGTGCTTGCCGTACCCTTGTCGTTGCTAACTACATAGTCTGTTGATGCGCTAGATCCAGCATTAGTATTTTGCAAAAGTATCTGGTTGTAGTTGTTGGTGCTGGATGTAAACGAAGCCAATATGCTGGTATCGGTGTAAGCAAGAGTTCCGTAGCTAAATGCACCAATATTGGAAGATCCAGTAATAGATTGGGTTGCCGTAACATTGGCAGCAGATAATGATGTAAATACTCCAGCAGCGGGAGTAGTTGTACCAATTGGAGTATTTTGAATGGTGTCTAAAGTCAGTGCTACACCATTGATTGTTCCACCAGTAATTGATACAGAATTGGCATTTTGTCCTGCCATCGTTCCAAGACCGCTGACTGCAAAAGTCACATTCGCTTGACCAGTGCTAGGGCTGTTAGCTGTAGTAATGGTAATGTTAGACCCAGGAATAAAGTTAATTGCTGGTTCTGATCCAACGGTTACGCCATTATTCTGTACAGTGACATTTTGGTTTACGGTGTTTGCAGACACACTTAAGCTGACATTGCCTGTCAGTGCGCCACCGCCTGATAATCCTGATCCTGCCAGTACATAAGTTGTATTAGATACTGCGCCTGATACGGAAGCCACCCCTATAGCGATTGCGACATTGGCTGCGGAGGTTGCTCTGCCTTTAGCGTCAAAAGTGACTTGAGATACTTGTGAAGCATTACCGTAAATTCCTGCCGTAACACCACTCGTATTTAAAGTAGGGTTAGGGTAAGAACCTGTTAAATCACCACCAGCTGTACCGCCAGGGGAAACTCCTGTAATGGTGACATTGGAAGCGGAGGTAATCCGACCTTTGGCATCTACAGCAATTTGAGGAGATGATGTTGCAGACCCGTATGTGCCAGCGACAACGCCTGAAGTATTAAGGCTGGGATTAGGATAAGTACCAGTAAGATCCCCACCAGCAGTGCCACCAGGAGTAGTGCCACTAATCGTAACATTGCTTGCACTTGTGATTCTCCCTTGTGCATCTACTGTAAATACGCCATTGATTGTGGCGTTACCATAAGTTCCCGCAGTGACCGCAGTATTGGCTAGGCTAATCGTGCCTGAAGATGTGATTGGTCCGCCACTTAGACCAGTGCCAGTAGCAACGCTAGTAACAGTGCCGTTCCCCGATCCTGGGGTGTATCCAAGAGCAGTGGTGACATCAGAGCTAGTAAGAGAAATATTCCCTGTACGGGTGTTAAATGTAAGAACGCCAGCATTGTTTAATGTTACATTAGCTGTGAGGTTTCCGCCACCCGATAGCCCTGTACCAGCCAAAATATAGGTGCTGTTGTTTGCTGCGCCTAAACTAGCTGCTGTTAAAACGACTGCGCCTGTCTGTCCGTTGACAGAAGTGACCGCATTATTGTTATCTACTTTTTCCCAAACATTGCCGTCAAATACCGCCCAGTCACCCACATTCCAAGTGGTGATGCCATTAAGGTTGGTATTTCCAGCAACGGATACAACATAGTAAAAACCTTTAGTTCCAACAGAGCTTTGCAGAAAAGGATTATTGGTACTTGCGTTCCAAGTACTCTGATAAGTTAACGATCCCGCAAAGTTGCCAGATACTTTAAGCATTACATCCCATCACCGTTAGTTATGTACAAAGTTGCTGAATTTGCTGCGGTAATAGCGGTAAACCACGCATTAGGTACAAAAGTAATAATTTCATCCGTATTAGGCAAAATGTACAAAGTCGTTGTACTGTTTGCGCCTGAACCTGTAGGAATAACGCAATTAGACTGCGCTACCGATTGGGTTTGAGCATACGAAAGAAAACATCCCTGAGTAGTGGATGCGTTGATGATGCGGTACTGATTACCCCCAAAAGCACTATTCGAGTTGACTTGAACGGCTGTGGGCGCTGAGGTAGCAGCCGTAAGCACTACGGTGTTACCTAACGGAGTGAAGGCTGCGGATACGCTCATTGTACGGTTTCTTCCTTTTGTTCTGGTGCAGGTACTTGTGGATCTGCCTGATTCTTAATGTTTGCTAACAAATTCCATGCACCTGTTTTGGTCGGTAATTCACCTAACATTTGCAAAATGTAGTTTACTTCGTTAACAGACAATTCCAGTTTAATTGTTACATCTTCCATTTATATCCCCTTACGGTTGTTAAAAATTACTTAGCAATAGCTTCTTCAAAAGGTGTTAAATCATTAGAACCATAATACTCAGAACCTTTAGCAATTTGAATCTCTAAATGCTCTTTATTGCGCTTAACTGTATCAGCCCAATCTTCGTCAGTCATATCAGCAGGTTTTCCTGCATTGATAAGATTGACCGAATCCATAGCTGAAACATAATCTTTTTGAACCTGCTGTGCAGGAGTTAATTCAGTAATAGTTGTCATTTCAAGTCCTTTGTTCTACCAATAACAGTAATACCATATTTTTCAGGATTATTTCTAATCCATCCATTTACAGTTCCGTGTGATTTATTCAAATAAACGCATAATGCTTTAATACAATCAAATCTTTTGCCATCATATTCCACAGTTAAAGCCATGTGATGACCGCCATTTTGCTTTGCTTTAGATATATTGGCTCTGTGTTCAGGGCTGTTTGGTACACCTTTTCCAGCATCAGAAATTTTCTTACGAATTTCAGGAGTAAAAACTAATTTAGACCTAGCATATTTTAATTTTGCTATTTCTTCTTCAGTAGCTTGCTTTCCAAATCTCCAATGCTTTTCACCTGTCTGTAATTCAGCAATCTTACGCTTAGTTTCTTCTGTATGGCGATAACCGCTTGGACCTTCGCCACCATCCGTCTTATTGGCTAACTTAATACCTAAACGCTTTAACTGGTCAATCCGTTCTTGTTCTGCCAAAAACAGCAATTCTTCATCTTCATGCCTACATACTTCACGAACAGTAAATCCGCCAGCTTTACGCACAATGTTATTCCAATGGGCATTTCTGCGGTGCTTGGAGTGCATACGCTTGTCAGTACCCTTGCCAACATAAAAGATGGCATTGGTATCAGGGCGGATATGTTCGTAAATATAGAGCATTATGCTTTATAGTCTTGTGCTACTTGTTCTTCTTTAGTTAATTCCATTTTTATGCTCCTACTTTAGCTTGTAATGCGGCGATTTGCGCTGCTTGGGTTGTTACTAAGGTGTTAAGTTCTTGGATTGCTTTAATGAGCATTGGCACAAAAACAGAATATTTGACGCCTTTAATACCATCATTATCCTTTTCAATCATTCCAGAAAAAACTTCTTCTAATTCTTGTGCAATAACCCCAATTTGTTTTGATTTAGTTTCATCTGATTTAAGATTATATTGACGAATTTTAACTTTACATAAATCTTCAAGTTTTGGAGTTGCATCAACAATATTTTCTTTTAATGAAATATCGGAAATAGCACCATAACTATTATTAGCATTTTGAATATTGCCATTACCAAAAATATTAATATTTGCTACTGCATTAGAACCACTAGTTCCATAAAAATGTTTCCAAGTTGTTCCAGCTGCTGTTGCGGAATCTGACCTGTAATTAGATTCTGTATAAGATGCAGGAGTAACAGATGTTATTTTTCCTCCAAAATAGTAAGTACCACCAACAATTAAATTACCACTAGAATCAAACACACCTCTAGGATTACCATCACCATCAGATAACACAATGTAGTTACTTGCTGTACGGATGTCTAGACCGCCTTGATTTCCTGGAAAACAACCCAATACTGTGTTTTTTGCACCAGAAGTAATTTGGAAACCAGCACTATCACCAATTAAGGTATTGAATGAACCAGTTGTGTAATAACCAGAGCCGTTACCTACAAAAGTGCAATCTGAACCAGTTGAAGAATATCCAGCTTGTCTGCCAATATAAGTGTTGTATGGGTTTGTAGATTGACTATATCCAGCTTGATAACCTACTGCTGTGTTGTTAGAGGCAGTGGTGTTTGCTTGAAGTGCTTCACGACCAATAGCAATATTAGCCGTTCCAGATGTGTTGCTTCTTAAAGCATTATAAGAGCCAATAGCTGTATTATCTGTGCCTGTTGTATTTGCAGTTAATGCTTGGTAACCAAAAGCAGAATTTAAACCACCGCTAACATCAACAGCTAATGCTTTATAACCAAAAGCTGTTGGAGTTCCGCTTGCATTAGAAGCAGCAGCAGCACCACTACCAACAACAGTTGCAGCAGAAGAACCACCACCCTTACCAACAGTAAGACCTGATATAGAAGCGTCATTGGTAACTGTTAAAGCAGTTGTGCTGACATTAGCCAAACCCGCTAAAGTAGTAGTGGTATTCCCTAATCCTACGGTAGTACTACCGATAGTAACTGGGGTATTAAAGTTGGCATCTAGTTGCGATAAGGGTATCGAATTTGTTGCCGATGCGAATGTATAGGGTACACCCATGTTAGAACCTCACTCTCAATTCATGTTCAAATTCAAAGCCGTTGTAGATAAAGCCAGCACTGTTGGATGTTACTGTAAGTCCTAAGTATTTTCCATAGTTTGAAGCGTCTGACTTAAAGAGTTGGTAGCCACTTGCATCCCAACCTACAACGGCACTTGCGTTGTTAATCCAGGCAATCGTTACAAAATTATTATTGGTCCAATAAATTAAACTAGACAGTTCATTTAATGGTTCAGATACCGATTCTGTATCAATTGTTGCAGTCAAAGTGACTGCGGTGTTACTGTTTGTTGCTTCAATTGCTGCTTTTGTTGCTTGCTTGGTCCGTATCGGATCACTCATCGGCATCAAAGCAGTTTGTATAATGCTACTAATCGTGCTAGTGCTATTTGCATATAACTGATATAACGAGTTAGATCGTGTACCAAATAGCGTCAGCTTCCCACCGACAGGTACATAAGTCATGTAGGCAAGATCATTTCCTTGGCTAGTGATAAACCATTTTTTCTCGAAAAACACCGCTTGCACATAACGATAGCTTTGCGTGAAAGTAGCATCGTAATATCTAAAATTAAATGCAGCGCACAAAATATTGTTAATCAACACCTGTCCAGCATAAACAGGGCTAGCAAAGTCAATATTAGGAAAAATGCCATCCAAGGCATCAGAAATCTTGGAAGTGGTAGAACCGACCAGTGCGTACACGCCATAATCGTTCATAAACAGAACGGAACGAAAGTACGGGAAAATGGCATTAGGGCGCTTAGAACCAACGGATGCGCTCACATTGGTGTTAGTAAATAGGGTTATCCCTGATGAATTAACGACCACATCAGAAAACACATTGATGGAATCATCGCCAAAAATATACAAAAAGTTGTTAGCAGAAAGCAGTTGAATAATGTTGCCATGTAAAGTACTGTCCGTTAGCGTCACAGCACCCGCTGAAACGCTTGTAAAGTCGCTGTATTGACCCGCAGCAGAGTAGGTGACAGTTCGCCCTGTTGCCACCCAAACACGCCCTGAGAAGCTCGCTATAGCGCTATTGGTTTGCGTATTAACCACGCCTGATAGCACAGCATTAGTTGTTGCACCGCCACCAGAGATACTGACCACTAAATTGGCTGTATTGGTGTATCCAGTACCAGGGTTAGTCATGACCACTTGAGTTACGGTGTTACCGCTAATAACCGCAGTACCAGCAGCATTTGTACCGCCACCACCAGTAATGGATACAACGGTATTGGCGGAATTGATGTAGCCAGCGCCACCGTCAACAACATTGATTGTGACAGTGCCAGTAGCAAAAGTCTGTATTCCAGCTACTGCTTTAGCGCCCGTACCACCGCCACCATTAAGTGTCACAGTCAGGTTTGCAGCGTTGGTGTAGCCTGTACCACCGACTACCAGGTTAATTGATCCTACTGTGTTGCCACCAGATACTAGGGATGCAGTAGCATTAGCCTGAACACCACCTGCTTGATCTGGTCCTGAAATCACTACGCTAGGAGCTGTGGTATATCCTGATCCTGGGTTTGTGACAGCGATGACACCGACTGCACCAATGGTGACAGTATTGTTACCATCCCATGAAAACATCCCTTTATTGGGATCAATCACCAACATCCTGTCGTTGTACCACTGGGTAGCCTGAATACCAGAATTGCTAAATGTGCCAGCTACAGCAACATTGCCAAAACTGTTGTCTTGTATCCGATAGTACTGAGCCGATCCATCTTGCTGAAAAGCAATCACATAGTCATTTAGACCTATGTTCATGGAGGTCAGATAAGTGACCGTATTCGCAAAAGTTACGGTAGCGTTGGCAATTGTGACAGGATTGCTGTTAGAAATAATCTTGGCGTTAGCGTAGCCAATCGGCTGAATGTTCTCAATCCATGAAAACTCAGTTTCATCAATCGCTGTGCGGTTAGCTTTAGTGTTAAGCCCCTTAAATTGCTTAACGACCTGATACGATTTTTTCTGTTCCGCAGCAGCCATGTCTTAGTATGGTGTTGAGTAAACGCTAGGTACTCTACGGGTAAATACCGTATTCAGTACTGATTGAGCGTGTTTTTGATATTCCTGCTTGAAGATCTCTGCTTCACCAAAACTCTGCTCGTAATACTTAGCAAGGTAGGCAGCATAGAACTGCACAGGGGTAAAGTAAGGATCGGTGATGGTATCTGTCGTAGTAGATGCAGCTAATGACAACGGATTAGGCAATACCACGCAATCAATCTCTAATTGATAGACTTGATCGGGTACTGGTCCTATGTAAATCTGTCCTTGACCATAAATGCTAAAGCACAATGGTCTGCCGATGTAGTTTTGCCAAAAACGCAATCTAGCGTTGAAATCTGACCAGGGTAAATAATCAAGCGGTACACGGGTGTTTCCCCAGTACAGGTTGATATTGATAATATCTAAAATTGTGTTGCCAGAACTAGGCGTAAGTGGGCTAGACCCGACTAAATTAGTCAGTGCTGCATACGAAATATTCTCTGCATTACCGACATATTGCAAGGTAGCCGTACCGTCTGCAAAGGGTGTGCTTGGAGGATAGTTGTTGTAATTGTTTTGTGTTGCTTGAGGGTAGGGAGGAGCTGAAGATCCTGAAGTACCACTCGTAACATATTGATAAATATAAATATTACTAAATACAAACTGCCCAGAAGTGACGGCAGTATTAGCCACCCACTGTGTTGGGTAAGCTGGTGATGCGCCATTTACTGTAGCTGTTGGTGCGACCTGACAAGGTACTTGCGTAACGATTACTTCACGCAAAGCGCCTGTATCTCGTACTGTTCGCTCCCGTGCTTCGTTAATGTAATCTGTTAACTGTTGGTCAGTGTAAAAGTTTCCATTAGCATCGTGGAGCAATCTACGAACTTGGGTGATGTAGCTCGATAAGGTTGCCATTTACGATCCATAGTTCATGCTACCGCCTTAAGGACTTTTCCCCCACCCTTCTTTGCAGAGGGGAGGGGTACTCTTTCCACCAACGGGGATAACGATTGGTTCTTTGAAGGAGGTTCGGTAGAGATCTCCCATTGGCTAAGGATTTCTAAACCCTTGTCCAAATCATTGCGGGAGATGACCCAGCCTAACCGTGCCAAATAAGGTTCTTTGTCAGGATCTCCATAACCAAAAATATGACGAGCAACATTCTCTGGGATCTCTACAGTTTCGCCTTTTTTAAACTCATAAAAGACGCCACCGTAACCGTCAGTTAGTTTTTTCTCAGAATTGTTGGTTACAAAGACATTTGACATTTAGAAACTCACTACATCGCCATAAACCATAATGCTTGCAGTGTTAGCGACATTACCGCTACCAGTGTTCACATTAACGAATAAGGCTTGGGTTGTAAAACCAGTAATAGCAGAACTGCTGTTATACGGACTTGCAATAGTCAAGTCTTGGTATGTACCAGGACCAGTCAAGTTGCTAAGAGTTGTATTTGCTACTACAGC